ATGTGGAATTGGATTAAAAATTTATTTAAGAAAAAACCAAAAGTATTACCAACAATTAAATCTGTAACTCCTTTAACTAAAGGAGACTTAAAAAAATTACAGAAGTCTGGTAAAATAAAAAATATATATGAGAGACACTAAATTATTAGAGAAATATTCTGAAGAGCAATCAAAGATTGCTAAAGAAAAGCTATTGTTTAAAGACCTCAAAAAAGAAGTTGAGACAGGGGCTAACGGTACTCAACAATATGTGATAAAAGAAGGTATAAACAAAAATAAAATTGCTAAGGTAAAATAATGGCTCAACTAAGAAAAAAAATAAATAAAGGTAAGAAAAAAAACGATGAGCAAGACCCACCTATGATGGGTAATCCTGGTGTTGTAAAAACTTATGAAGACGCTAGGGAGAACGCTATGCTTAATAGAAATGTTCCTACACTTAAACACGGTGGTATGTGTAGAGGCACAGGTATTGCTGTAAAAGGTAAAAAATTTCAAGGCGTTTTTTAATTTGCATCCAGATCTAAAATAATCTATATACTTGCTATGACTATTAGAGGTGATAGCACAGAATACGAATTACTAAAAAAGTGGTGTGAGACACTTCCTTTTTTCGAACAACCAAAATCAGTTACAACTTGTGAAATAGGTGTAAGAGAAGGTCTTGGTTCAAAAATTATAATGTTATCAATTAGAGCAAGAATTGGTAAAGTAGATTATAAACACATTGGTATTGATCCTTATGGTAATCTTAAATACCAACATTATGATAACTCTCCAGAATACACAGCTGACTACACAGATGAAATGAGATTAGAAATGCAAAAAGATTTCTCAGACCATCCAGAATTTTCTTTCTTTCATATGAAAGATACCGATTATATGAATTACTTTGCAACCCAACCGCTGGTTTATGACTTAGTTCACTTTGATGGGCCACATATGACTAAAGATGTTATTACTGAAGCAGTGTGGTTTGCTGATAGATCAAGAAAAGGATCAAGATTTATATTCGATGATTATAAAAAATATGGAATGGAAGATATTAGTAAAGCATTAAGTTATTATGGATTTAATGTCATGGAGTCGGGTCAAAACAAAATAATGTTACAGAAGTTATAATGCATATAGATACAATTTCACTAGTTCAAAGAAAAATTAAAAAGAATCTTCAACAACTCAAAGACCACGCTATATATGGTGTTGACACCATGGAGAAACTACAATATGTTAGAGGTCAAATCAGATCTTTAGAAGATCTGCAACAGGATCTTAAAGACCTGCTGACACAAACGGAGTATGAAGATGAACAAGTCCACGGAGATACCGAAACGGACTGAAGCGCTTCTAAATGCCTATAAGGCAAGAGAAGAAGTCGAAACAGTCCTTGATCCAAAAGCGATCAATAAATCAACATTAGATAAATTACCTACACCAACAGGTTATAGAATTTTGGTTCTGCCATATGCAGGTCCTAAAAAAACCAAAGGTGGAATTTATTTATCTGATACAACACAAGAAACAATACAGATGACAACCGTCTGTGGTCTTGTGCTAAAAATGGGAGATCTTTGTTATCATGACAAAGATAAATTTCCAAAAGGACCTTGGTGCAAACTAAATGATTGGATAATTTTTAGTAGGTATGCAGGTTCACGATTCAAAATAGAAGGTGGTGAAGTAAGAGTGTTAAATGATGATGAAGTCATTTCCACAATTTCTGATCCTTCGGATATTTTGCACCATTATTAAGGAGGATAAAATGGCTGACGACAACAATCAAGCATCTGTTGAATTAGATACAGATGGAGTAAACGAAGAAACAATTCATGTAGAAACCCCAACAGAAGAAGCATCTGCTTTTGAAAAAAAAGAAGATGTAGATTTAGGTTATACAGATGTAACTAATCCAAAAAGTGCGAAAGAACTTTTACAGGAAGTAAAAAAAACAGAAGAAAAAACAAAACCTAAGTTTGAACAAAAAGAAGAAGATCCAGATTCTTCTGACTTAGAAGATTATTCTGAGAAAGTACAAAAAAGGATTAAGAAATTAACTTTTCAAATTAAAGAAGCTGAACGTAGAGAAAGAGCTGCAGTTGATTATGCAAAAGGCTTAAAAAGTAAATACGAAACAGCACAAAATCAATTTGAAGAAACAGATAATAACTATCTTAAAGAATATAATGCTAGGATTGACTCTGAAAGAGATAAAGCTAAAGCTGCTTTGAAAGCTGCTTTTGAATCTCAAGACGCAGATGCAATTTTAGAGGCTCAAGATAATTTAACAAGATTATCCGTTGAGAAAGAAAAAGTTTCTATGACTCTTGCTGATAAAGAGGCTAGAAAAAAACAAGTAGAATCACAACCTGTTGAAGAAACACCTACTGCACAACCACAAATTAGCCAAAAAGCTCAAACTTGGGCTGAGGATAATGAATGGTTTGGCTCTGATAGAGTTATGACTTCTGCTGCTATGGGAATACACGAAGACCTATTGCAGGAGGGAATTGACGCAGAGAGTGATGAATACTATAATCAAATCAACAAACGTATGAAGGAGTATTTCCCTCAGAAATTTGCCCAAGAGACGACAGAAGTTCGACAAGCTACAAAAGAACCCGTCCAGAATGTAGCATCAGTCAGTCGTAGATCGGGAGGACGCAAAACTGTGAAACTCACCAAGTCACAAGTAGTTATCGCTAAGAAATTAGGGGTGCCACTAGAGGAATACGCAAAATACGTGAAGGAAGGAGCTTAATATGGAAGACTACAAAACTTCACGCGAGTCTAGTAAACGAGAAAAATTAACTCGTAAAAAAGATTGGACTCCACCATCCAGTTTGGATGCGCCAGCTGCACCGCATGGGTATGCACATAGATGGATACGTACTGCGACTAATGGTTTTGAAGACCCAGGTAATGTGTCTAAGAAACTTAGAGAAGGTTGGGAATTCGTTAAGGCCGAAACACTAATTAGTGAAATTGGTCAGAATGATTATCCAGTCATCTCAGAAGGAAAACATGCTGGTCTAATCGGAATTGGTGGCCTTGTGTTGGCAAGGATACCGGAGGAGATTCTGAGAAGTCGTGCTGAGTATTTTAGAAGAATAACTCAAGACAGAACAGACGCGATTGATCGAGAACTCATGAAGGAACAACACCCGGACATGCCTATCAATATTGATAGACAGTCTAGAGTTACCTTTGGTGGTAGTCGTAAAAAATAATTTTTTTGCATTACCTACCCGAGATAGCTTGGATAATATAAACATATAGTTAAAGGAGAAAACAACTATGGCAAATCAACTAGAAAAGTTTGGTCTAAGACCATACAGAAAACTAGACGGTACACCATTAGTAGGAGCTCAGAACAGATACACTATCAAAGCAGGTTATGGAACTGCGATATACCAAGGTGACTTGGTTATTCCTGTATCAACAGGAAATATCGAAAGACATACTGCTGGGAATGCTGCAGCTGTTGTGGGTGTTTTTAACGGAGTGTTTTACAACGATCCAACTACTCAAAAGCCAACTTATAAGAATTACTACCCTGGTGGTGTTACACCAACTCAAGGCGATATTACTGCCTTTGTTGTTGACGATCCAGATGCAGTATTCTTAATGGACGCTGATCAGAGTTTTACAAGAGCGGATCTTTTTAAAAACTACTCAGTTACTAATGCTACTGGTACTACAGCAACAGGAATATCACAAGTGCAATTAGATGTAAGTGCTTCAGGTACTGCAACTACATTCGCTGTGCAAGCAATTGACATTTCACAAGACCCTGATAACTCAGATGTGACTGTGTCAAACGCTAACATTCTTGTTAGAATCAACAATCACTTCTTTAGAAGTGGTACAGGTATAGCATAAGGAGGATAAACTATGGCAATATCACGATCACAACTAGTTAAAGAACTAGAGCCAGGTTTGAATGCCTTATTCGGCCTGGAGTATGGTAGATATGAGAATCAGCATGCTGAAATCTATTCTACTGAAACATCTGACAGAGCTTTCGAAGAAGAAGTAATGTTAAGCGGTTTCGCTTCTGCACCAGTTAAACAAGAAGGTGCTGGAGTAGTGTTCGATCAAGCAGGTGAAACTTTCACAGCTAGATACAACCACGAAACAATCGCATTAGCATTCTCTATCACTGAGGAAGCAATCGAAGATAACCTATACGATAGACTTGCGGGAAGATACACAAGAGCCCTAGCAAGATCTATGGCAAACACGAAGCAAGTTAAAGCTGCAAATGTTCTAAACAATGCGCAAGTAATTACTGCTGTTGGTGGTGACGGTAAGTCGTTGATTAACAACGCTCACCCATTAGCAACTGGTGGAACTTTCTCAAACGTTTTAGCAACTGCTGCAGATCTTAACGAAACTTCACTCGAGCAGTCATTAATTGACATTGCTGGATTTGTCGATGAGAGAGGCTTGAAAATAGCTGCTCAAGGTAGAAAAATGATAATTCCAAAAGAATTACAATTTACTGCTGAGAGAATCATGAAGTCTCCAATGAGAGTTGGAACTGCCGACAATGACATCAACGCAATTAATAACATGGGTATGGTTCCTGAAGGTTACAGAGTTAATAACTTTTTAACTGACACTGATTCATACTTCTTGTTAACTGATGTGCCTAACGGATTAAAAATGTTCGTTAGATCGCCTATCAAAACTGCGATGGAAGGTGACTTCGATACTGGCAACATGAGATTTAAAGCTAGAGAAAGATACAGCTTCGGTTGGTCAGACCCTAGATGTATATTTGGTAACGGAAACTTACCAACTAGCTAATAAATACAACTAGTATTACTTAAAAGGGGCGGTGTTCACATCGCCCCTTTTTTTATGTATAATCAAAACACCTAGAATTAATAATTTTGTAGACTGGCTAGGCAGACGGTATAGAGACTACAAAGTTTAACCGCTATACAGGAGACTATTATGGCAAACACAACTTTTTCAGGACCGGTCATATCCAAAAATGGATTTATCGGTTTTGGACCAGGTTCAACAATTGCTCTTACAGCTAATACTACTTTGACTGTAAATGATCATGCTGGAAGAATCTTGATTACTCAAGATGCTGACGGTATTTTTACTTTACCTTCAATCATTACAACAGCTGATGCTGCAGTTGCAGGACCTAATGATTACAACAACAAAAATAATGTTGGTGCAAGTTTTTACTTTTTTGTAGATACAACAGCTACTGACGTTCAAATTGTTACTGATGGAACTGACAAATTTGTTGGTGCTGCAGCAATTGGATCAAGTGGAGGAACTATTTCTTCATTCTTTCCAGCAGCTTCAAATGATGTTTTATCAATGAACGGAACTACAACTGGTGGTATTTCTGGTTCTGTTGTTCAAGTTACAGCGTTACAAAGTGCAGAATATTTAGTGCACAATTCACTGTTACTTGGTTCAGGAACTTTAGCAACACCATTTAGTGATACGTAATAAATAAATAGTGGCTCCTTCGGGAGCCACAAATTAAGGAGACAGTATGGGCTATAAAAGCGATATACAAGCAACTAGAGTAGTAGGAACTGCAACATCTAATGTTGTAGTTGCACCCCCAGTTAGATTACGAGGTATAATTGTAGCATCTAGTGGAGGAGGAGCAGGTTTAGTAAATCTTAATACAGATTCTTCTTCAGGTGGAACAAATTTACTTACGTTAGACGTTCCTAATGGAGATGTAATTAACTTTTCACTTCCAGAAGATGGTATTTTATTTCCTAATGGTATTTATCTTTCTACAGCAACTAATGTTACAGCTGTAACTTTGCTAACAGATAAATTTTCAGGACCTAATCTTACTACTACTAATAAATAATGATTTATGGATAGTTATTACGCTGATTTATTAGGTTTTTCAAAAGGTGGCATGCCACCTCGTAATAAAAAGAATTTCCGTTCCACAAAAAGTGGAGCGGGAATGACTCAAGCTGGAGTCAAAGCTTACAGAAGATTAAACCCTGGAAGCAAATTAAAAACTG